TTCAGAGCCTTTGGTCATATTAGTGACACTCTTTTTACTCCACATTTTGCAAGACCAATATCTTGCTTTTGTTTTTGGACCGGGATTGGCGCAGTTGTGTCTAGCGCGGAAATTTTTACGACGATTAGGGTCATCACGTTTGATTTCCATATTTGGATCACCAAAGTTTACTTTGACTACGTTACCCTTCTCGTTTTTAACATAAACAGAAAACTTCTTTGGCCCTTTAGGTGTTCTAAAAGGTTTATTTAAAGTCTTGCCTTCGTTTGCAGCAAATAAATCAATTGTGTATTGTTTTTTCTGATAAGCCATTTTACCAATCTCCATCAAATCCAAGTGGTTCGTAATCGTCGAGATATAAATCGTTCACATCTTTAAAATCATAATCTAATTTATAGGTCTCTATATCAATGTCAGCTTGTGCAAAATCTTCATCATCTGGATAATCCTTGTCTGTTGCATCCAAGCAATCTAAATCAAGAGTATCTTGGGGGCCCGCATCAAATTGTAAGGATTTTATACTCGCTATACCCTCTGAAATAGCTTCTTCTTTTTTGTCTAATTCTTGCATTTTACTAGTGTTTTCTCCGCACTTTTTACGTAAAAACATATTCACACGAGCTAAACCAGCTTGACTTTTACTACCTGTAGAATGAGCACCTATTCTGAAGACTTCTTTTAATTCCGAAAGATTTGTTTTGTTGGAAGGATTATTTTGATTGTGGGACTCAATTTTTTGTTTTAGAAGGTCAACTAGTTTTGCTGAGAAGCTGATTGCAGAGCTATAGTCTGACAGTTTTGCAGAGGGATTTCTTTCTTGATTGTTTTCTGGATTATTGCCAGAAAGCTCAAAATTTTCAAACTCTAGTTCTTTCATTTTAAAAAAAATCCTTCTACATAAAAAATACACATTATTATATAAAAATGTGAAAAAATAAACACTTTTATTTTAATTTTATTTTTAATAAGTTATATAGCACGTAGTTCGCGTACAAGCTAAAGAACAGTGCAAGAAAATAAACAACACAGCCTACGCTGTATTTTGTTACGAAACCGCTTCTTTGAGACAGGCGTTCCGATAGGAATTTTAATCCCTTACTCATATTAAACTCCATCACAGTATATTACACTTAAATTAAAAAAAGAGGGAACCTTTTTACAGGCTCCCCCTTTCGGGTGATGGAGTATAATTATGAGTTACAATTATATCGTGGTGGTGATTAGTCTTCTGTTGGAAGGCCGCCAGCATACCACCCTTCTGGCAATTTTACTTTGTTCTTAGAAAGAACCCATTCGCCGTTTTTCTGGATATAAACTTTTCCAGAAACATCGGGGCCAATTCTTACTAAGTTTGCTTGCGTATCAACAAAGACAACCTTTGTCGAACCGCAGCCAAGTAAAAACATACTAGCTAGAGCTAGAATTAGAATCTTTTTCATTTTTAAGTTTCTCCTCTTGCTCAAGAATACGTTGTCTCCAACTCTTCTTTAATTTCTCTGGTGTTTTATCTGCATCGCTTGCTTTAGTATCTTTTTTGATTTCAGCAGAAGCCCATTCTAAGATGGCCTTAAAGATTGCAGATAACCAAGCCATTTTAATTAACCTTTATTTTGCTTGGCCATACCTCTAGAAATGGTATATCCCATAGCAGCGGCTGCAGAACAAATGAATCCAAAAACCTTATCGGCACTTGAAGCACCTTCTGGGTCTACGACTCCTGCTCCCCAAAGAATGGAAAGAACTGCGACGACACTTGTGATCCAAAACTCCGTACTTTTGTAACCGGGCTTTGGCCCTTGATTGTTATTTTCTTCTGACATAATATTAGTTTTTATTAGTTTTCTGATTAGACTCAGGCTCTTGATCTTTATTTAATTCTTTCAAAAGAATCCCGATTGCCTGAGAAACTGTTTGGTGCTCTTCAAATGTTAATTTTTGTTGTCTGCAAATATTAACTAACAAGTTAAAAGAGTCCTCTACCGACATTTCTTTATTTGACATACACCGATATTATAGCATGTAAAGCTTTTTTTTCAATATTTTATATTGAAATTTTTACGTCACTACCATCCCTATACAAAACACCCGCTACACCGGGGTCTGAGGTAGGAAGATTAGCTATTTTTATTCTACCCGCATCATCAATCCGCATCGCCTCGGTAATGCTACTGTCATCAGCAGTTACACCAAAACGCAGTGCTGCAACAGATGGATTAGCTGCGTAGATTATGCCGCCATCGTTTTCGCTCTGTATCCGAATGCCCTTTGTAGTTGCTGAATTGCCGTCAATCTTTAGTAGCGTGTTATTCGAACTTGAGGCTAGGTGAACAGTTCCATCAGACTTAATCCGCATCCGTTCCGATTTAGTTCCAGAGAGGCACGTTGAAAACTTTAATTCAGTGTTTCCACCGCTACTGTCGGGAGCTATTTCAGCAACACCATTACTTGAATTATAATTGAAGTTTAATCGGTTTGTTGTTGACCCACTGCCGCCCGGTATATTTAACTGTCCGTAAAAGTAGGACGCACCATTTGAATCAATCCGCAGATATTCCGTGTCACTTGTCCCATTATTACCGTTAAACGTAAAAATTCCATTGCTGCTACCGTCACGACTTCGGAAGAATGTATCACCTGAATCATTAAAGATTTCGGTGTAGACATTAGTCTCGTTGCTATCTTGAAGCCTTATCTTTGGAGCAGAAGCGGAGATGTGTAGGTGGGTGGACGGGCTTTGCGTACCTAGGCCCAAGTGGCCGTTTGCCAGCATTGAAATTTTGTTTGCGCCCCCGTAACCGAAACGCAATGCAGTGGCTCCGTCAGCTAATATATTATAATAATCTCCTCCAGTAAGGTCTCCATTGGAGCCATCCAGCCATATATTAGCACCGTTATTATACTCAGCAAAAGCCATCAACGAATTTCCATCTTTAACCGTGAGGCGGTTGCTGAGGCTAGTAGTCCCGATGGCGACGTTACCTTCAGTTGTTAAATTACCAACTTTGTTATTGTATGTTAATGTAGCTATCCTGTCCCCAGTAATAGCTTCATCGGCCCATGTCCAGCCAATCAATTCACTAGATTGATCTGAGTTGACGAAGTTGTGTAAAACCTTTACGTTGAAGCTGCCGTAATACCAATCAGTCTCATCCGTTCCCAAATGTATTATTACCTTATCACTTTCGCGAGCAAGCTTGACAACGGGTGTATAACTACCAAACGATGAAACAGTGCCCTGAATAAATGAACTACTGTAAGGATACCAAGCTATTTGCAGTCCTATGGTTCTGGCCCCACGATAATCATAGCCTTCGATTATAATCGTAGGCATTGCATTTTCGTTAGCACCATCAAACGGAAAATTAGTCTTGATCTTTACACCGTTGCTGATAGTCCCATTATGAAAAAACTGCAAAACGTTATGATAAAGCAATCCAGTCTGCAGTATTGAATCGACATCGACACGGCCATCCGAGGTAACCGTCATTCTAGTGTCCGTGCCGTCTCTAAACGTCAGACCTAGGTTAGATACAATCTCCCACGTATTAGAATCATCACTCATCACCAGCGAGCAATGGTCAGAGTCGTGCATGTGCAGAAACCTATTGACCGAGTTTGGAGAAGATGGGGCCGAAGTGCCAATACCAACGCTATTTAAAAAAATCGCTGGGTTTAAATTTTTTATATTTACGTTTGCCATTTTAAATTCTTTCTAGTATTGCGGGTACATCGAACCTATCAATGTATTTCCAGCATCATCTACCAATGTATCACCATTATCATCAATTAATACACCTGTTATACTGGTAAGTAAGCCACTAACATAAAAACCTTTATTATTATCATCTAAATCTAAATCAACAGAAAAGTCCAAAGATACAGTTCTGTTTGATCCTATCGAGTTAGAATAATTAATTGATTCTAGTTTTGCGCCAGAAGCAAGATAGTTCATTTGGAGATTGTTGCTTTTTGTAAAATCTACCGAAAAATTGTAATCATAATTTCCAGTTTTTAAATCTTGAAAACTGCCACTTAAAGATTTGTTATCCAAAAAGTTCACAGATATTTCAGCTTTTGCTGGTAATGCCAAGTCACGATTTGCATTAGCTTTATACCCTAAATAAGATATATTTTCTCTATCCAAACTTATAGAAACATCAACAGACTGCACCTCGTTTGTTTCAAATTTAAGTAAGTTTACTTCTTCAGGAGTTCTTGTTATGGTTAAACCAATGTCTCCTTGTTTGAAAAAATCATAATAAGAATTTTCGTATTCCGAAGAAGTTGATTTTATTTTTTTAGGAATAACCAATTCTTTGCCGCTTGTGTTTATATTAAGAGTCTTAGGGTCTAAAAAAGGAGCTTGATTGTTGTTTCCTGTAATGTAAAAAATAGAGCCGTCACCAACCAAAGAAATTGAAGCCGTAGGAATTGCACCAACAGAAATGCTAGAAGAATAGCTGCTGGTGTAACATCTTAAAAAAGAAAGCAGGGTATAATCGCTACTATTAGGGTCGGTTATATTCGTGATATAATTGTCATCAAAATCTGGATGAGTATCAACAGGTTTTTTTATATCTTCACCGCTGTAGTTTGAAACTAGATAAAAATTTCTATAGTCTTTTGTTTGGTCAATAAAGTTAGATATAAAATTTGACCTTGTAGACTGTTTTTGGTTTTGCGTATAAAAACCTAGCCTATGCTCATTATTCACATTGTTGATGTAGTATTCAAAATCTAAATTAACATCAATTGGCGACGAAAGATTTTTATCGACATTATCAGACCTTCCCAAGATTGAGATATCTTCAGCATTCTGGGAAAAAGAATAATTAAAAGATTGAACACCATCTAATCTTTTTAAGATATAACAATCGCCAGTATCTATGCTACCAAGTGGAACAGAAGATTCTGGGCCAATTAGAACATCTTGAACGTTGTATGTGACTCTATTAGACACTTTATTTCTTACTTGCGTAAAGTATGCTGGCTAGGTAATCGTTTACTTGGTGTTCAACAGCAAGCTCAGATACCTCATTTACCCTCGACTCATTTTTGTCAGAAGGGTCATCAATATAATCTTGAGCTTTTGATGTCCAATATTCTGGTGGCTCATTACTGACGATTATAGATGTAATTGACTCTGCAACTTCTTTTTGCTTTTTGCTCAACCTTTTTCTATTATGCTTTTCTCTGAGCCTTGCTTCAACTACTTTTTGCAACTTGTTTGCGGCGATAAGATTATCTGTAACTTTCTTCAAGCTAAAGTTAGCTTTACTTTGTTCACCTTGTCCAATCGGACTAACATCTTTTGTTTCTTGAGGTATGCCTTCTGTTCCAGAAGGTCTACCAGTTTCACCGCCGCCAGCACCTTCTTTCTTCATGATAGGTTGGTATAAGCCTTGGTCACGTAAATCTTTAAACTTACGCTGGGACTCTAAAGACTCGTCATTATCTGGAAGCCTACCTGTTTCTAAAGCAATTATGCCTTCTTCTGGAGTCAAAACTCCAAGCTCAACAAGTCTATTGTAAACTCTAGATTGGTTTGCGTCATCACCCAAAGCAACCTCTTCGAAGTAAGGTGTTGGGTAATTTTTGAAACCAAGTGCCTTTGACATTCTCTTGATTTCTGGTACTAAGAACTCATTCAAGAAAGCCTGTCTTCCTTGATTGAGTCTTGCCAAGAAAACTTCAGTCTTAATAGATTGATTAGCAAATTTTTCACTTCCAACCAAAATATTATTAAGACCCATTTGTATATCATTTTCAACAACCTCGTATTTCTGTGGACCAAGAAGATTGCCAATATCTGGAATAACAAATTTAGCTTCGGTTGTATAATCAGAAATCAAAACTCTACCAACAGACTCATTTTCAAAAAGCTGTTGCATTGCTTCAAGGTTTCTTTGATTAACGCCGCCCTTTTCAGGTTCTGCACCCATAGTTACAAGTAGGATGGCTTGCTGCATAGTTCTTGCAACCGCCATGTCCATCTTTTTCATTTC